TCTAAGTATAGTATTTATTATAGTATTTGTATTTGGTTCTTGATTTTTTAGTATAACAAAAAAGATAGAAATGACGAAAAGTATAATAATTATATAATTCATATAAATTATATAATAAAAAAAAATTTAAATATCATCATCATTTTTAATATTTAATCCTGACCATCCTCTATATCTTTCACCATTCAAATACGAATCTTTATATTGAAAAGTAATATCTTTATGCTTTTCTTTGATCCATTTTTCTATTTCTAATTTAATTTTATTTGACATTCTTGGTGGTATTTTTGGTTTTCCAGTGTATAATAGACATATATCTTTTAATTTTAAAATACCATTTTTGTTTTTTTCTATATTTTCATCCATCCAATTATAAAAATCGTTATTTTCTTGACGATATTCGTTGGTTTTAACTTGAACCTCGAGTGGTTCTTTAACATCCATAAAGTAGTAATCTAATAATATTTTTATAAATGTTTGTCGCCATGTGATATCTTCTCGCATTCTTGATGGAAGTGTTCTATCTATTTTATATTCATTTGCTTCTTTTGGGTCATCTAAAAATCTAGAAGGAAAATCTATAACTCGAATACGTCGCCATAATGCAGTATCTTCTCCTTTAATTTCAGGAAGTTCATTACAAGCCAAGAAAAGTTTTGCTTCCATAACAAAGCTCATTGCTTCTTGATATAGACCTCTTGCTACTATTTCTTCACTACCAGTTAATTCTTTTAAAAGACCAATGTTGATTTTTTCACCATCTTCTGGTTCACTTAAAAAGGCAAACCGTTTATGCATTAATTTAATTTTTTCAGTATTAGCTTCATTTGCATTATTACGTTTTCGTGTTAACAATGTGACTTCAACTTTTTCACCAAAATCGCCCATGGCTAATTTCATTAAGTTGAGCAATTGACTTTTACCATTAGCACCAGTGTCACCGATAAACATTAAAAAGTATGTATTAGGGATATCACCATTAAGACATTCGCTCATTTTTTTGAGGACGTAGTCTCTTACGCCTTTATTAGGTATAACTTGTTCTAAAAAAGTTCTTACTTCAGGATTTTCTTGTGTTTTATATTCGTAATTAACGGTTAAATTAATATAATCTTCTTTTTTTGTTTGTCTAAATTTATTTTCTAAAAGATCAAATACACCATTAGTAAATGGTACAAGATGTTTTTTACTATTAAGGTTGGAGATAAATAATTCATTATTGTTATATATTTTTGCGCCTTTAATAATATCATCTTGATAACCGGGTTTATGAAATTTGTTGATTAAGCTTTTAATATTTTTATTTAAATTAATAGTTGTTTCATCGGTATATTTATTATCATAAAATGTTTTAATTTTATCAAACATTTTAGATAAATCGATAATACATTTTTTCATTTCTATATTATCGCTATCGCATCTCCATATGGCTCCATTAAAAAAATACCAATTATTACGTGAATAAACAAAATCTTTATTGATAGTGAATATTAGTTTTGAAATCATTGTTATTTTATGTCCATCTAAAACTTGATTAATTATATTAGTGACTTCTTTATTTTTAAAGATATTGTTATCTAATTTAATATCGCAACTAAAGTCTTGTTCGCCATTATTATTATAAATATTTATTATATTATTAATTGTACCATGGTTTACTAGTTGATTGTAATTCATCCAAAAGTTATGTAAATGTTTATACCTATCATCTAAAGGAATGACTTGATTTTTTGGAAAAACAGATGAACAGACTTTGCATTTTAAACAATATCCATTATCGCTAATTTGATGTTCAACATTACATTCTGGACATTTTCCTTTAAGAATTCCTACTAAACTTTTATCGGCTACATTTCCTCGAAAAATCATTTCTTTTTTATCAAATAGTACTTCTTTAACGCCATTATCGAAATTATCATTGATATAATTTTTACATTCAATAATAGCATGATCAATCAAGTCAAGTTCTTGTTGATTAATTTTTAAGCATTTTTTAATGATTTCATTAAGTTCTTTTGGATAATTTTCTAATCGTATTTCATTATATTTATCTTCATTACATTCAGTATTATGACATTTTTGTTTAGAACTTGATGTATCTATAACAATATATTGATTATTACCTCGATGTTCTCTATCAAGAAAGGGGCAGTATTTTTCAATTAAGGCTACAACGATACAATTATGAATTTGATCTATAAAAACGTCTCTAATTCTATTTGGAAAGTGATGATATTCTTTTTGAACAAATTTACATATAGTTGTTTTATCATCTTGATTCAGGTCTTCTGGTATATTGACTACTTCATTAAATTCATTAAAATCATCTGTATTAATGTCTATGATTTCTTCTATTCTATTTTCGTCTATATTATTATTTATATCGTGGTTAAATAAAGTAAAATTGTCTTGTTTAAAACAAATAAATGTTTCTATGTCATCAAAGTCGTCACTTAATCCGCATTTTACAAGTGGACGATTTTCGTTATATTTGCTGCTATATATTGTTCTAAAGAGGCCTTCTCTATATACACTTGGATCAATGATATATTTTTTATTACTATCACGTATTGAGCCAAAATTAAATAGTTTATATATATTTTTTAATATAGTAACATTTTCAAATAAAACTTCTGTGTTATTATGGTCGGTTATTTTAAAGATAATATGAAATGATTTTTTTTTATCAATGTCATGAGATTCTAAAATAATTATTTTAATGTTATAATTAGATCCAATGTATTCTGTTATTTTATTAATGATAATATCGATAAGTGATTCTGGATTATCAAAGTAAACAGATGTGTCTTTATAAATTTCAATGTCAAAAAATAGATTAACAGGTGATTTAGAAGAGATATATTCGTAATAATCTTTAGTTTCGCTTAGTAGAATTAAATTTAAGAATTCTTGATAATTACCGAGTATAAAATAACTTGTGATATTTTTGTTACAAAGTATACTGTTTTCATTTAGATGTTTTAGGGCATTTGATTTGATTTTATAATACTTTATATCAAAATTAGACATATATTAATTTAATTAATTAAATTAATTTTAAACTTGAATCGTATTATTTAAAAATTGAAAAAAACATTATTGATATAAATATAAAATGACTATTGATAAAGATCTGAATATAAATAATATTATTGAATTAAAACGATGTATAGAAAATAAAGATGGTATAGATAAATTGATGGAAAATATTGATTTATTGGAATGTTTTTTAATTAAATATGGGTATTTAATAGATAAAGATGATATAACTAGATTAATGAGAGAGGTTAAAAAAACGAATGCACCTAATAAATACGATTACTTTTAATATGTTTAATATTTAAAAATTTATTATTAATTAAGATTAAAATGGCTAGTAAATTTTTGTTTAAGTCTTTTATTGTTGCAAATACAAGTTTTGGTATATATGGATTTTCTAGGGGGTATAGAGGAACTAGCGAATATGATAATAATACAAGATTAACAACACAAAAAATATTTAATGGAACTATAAGTGGTATATTTTACATGATTCCACCATGGAATTTATATTTTATTAAAAAATTATTAAATAGAATTGAAATAAAATATAGAAATTTAGATAAAAATCTGTATAATTATGAATACGATGATTTAACTGGAGAATGTAAGGATACTATATAACTTTTACTTGTAGGCGCTAGTATAGTAATCTTTTTAAAAGTAACAAAGTAAAAATAATAAAAAATCAATTAATTAATTAATATAATATTAATTAAGTGATAACGATGAATAAGATAATAAAAAATGTTATAAATTATACATGCAAAAACACTGAACAATTGGGTATAATGGTAGAAAAAGAGTTATGTAATATAACTAAAACAAAATTTAATACAAAAAGAAAGTATACTAATATACCGGAAGAAATATCGGATGATATAAATAAAACTGTAGGTAATGAATTAAAGCGGATGAAAATAAAACACGCTGGACATTTAAACAAGGAATATGATTTTATAAAAAAACAGGGTGAAACGGTATCAATAAAGACTATAATGACAGGAAATAAAATATGTCCTCAGACGATAGGTCAATGTAGTTTAAGGAGTTTTAATAATAAAATGGGATTAAGTATAAAAAACAAACTTGAATTAAAAAAATTTTTTTTAGAAAATAAATCAAAAATGATTATAGAATATTTAAAGGGTTTGTTTTGTTGTGATACAATGGTTATATTTAAGTTTCACATGGGCATTGTTTATATTATTGAAAAGACAGATGATGTAATAGAATTTAGAACCCGTGTTAATAAAAATTTAGATGATATATTTATGACATCAAAAGATATTAATAGTTGGAAGGAATCAAATACAGTTTATTATGTATCAAAAAATAAAAAGGAGTCTCTTGGTGAAATCCAGATACATAATAATAGAGATTGTATTAAATTTCGTTTTAATGTGAATATTTTGGTAGATATGATAAATAGAGGTGATATAAAGAATTTAAAGTTAAAAGTTTATAATTTAAAGAACAAGTATAATTTTAAAATAGACGTATGAAAAATAGTGAATTGTGTTTTCGTAGTTTTAATTATATAGGTAGTAAGATGAAATTATTAGATTTTATAGAGTCGAAAATAAATGAATACACAGGGAAACGGCTAGATGAAATTAGATCGTTTGCTGATATTTTTAGTGGAACAGGTGTTGTTGCATATCATAGTTTAAAACGTGGATGTAAAAAGATTTTAACAAATGATATTCAAAATTATGCATATGTAGTATCATCGGTTTGGACGACAAAAAATATAGATGTAGAAAAAGTGAAACTGTTATTAAATGAAATAAATGGTGATAATGATAAATTGGATATAAATGAGATAAGTGCAACGGAAAGGGATTTTATATATAATAATTATACGGAAGCATCTGATGTAGGGAGGATGTATTTGACAAGGTTGAATGGGTATAAAGTAGATAAGACAAGGCAACGGTTAAATATTTTATTAGGTGAAAAACGTATAAATAAAGATGAATTTAATTTAATGTTAAAAGTTTTATTGTATGCGGTTACGGGTATAAGTAATATAGCGAGTGTATATGGGGCGTATTTGAAAAATTATAAACAGAGTTCATTAAAAAATTTAAATTTGGATGTAAAATTAATAGATAGTATGATAAACGATGATAAAATAGAGCATAGTAGTTATAATATCAATGTTACTGATTTACTAGATACAGTAGATTTATCTGATTACGAAGTGGTTTATTTAGATCCACCATATGTTGCAAATAGAAGTTATCATGATAATTATCATTTATTAGAAACGATTAGTAAGTATGATTATCCAAATATAAAAGGTAAGACTGGTTTAAGAGATGAAACAACAACAAAATCAAAATTTTGTTCAAAAAGGGATGCGTTAGAGGAGTTTAGGTTAATATTAGGTAAAATTAAATCAAAATATATTTTTATTAGTTATTCGTCGGAAAGTATAGTAAATAAAGAGAAGATGATAGAAATATTACAGGAAAATTGGGATGATGTAAAATGTTATGAAAAAAATTATCAGAGATTTAAATCAAATAAAAATAGTGATGAAAAACAAGCAAAAAATGTTGTGGAATATTTATTTTGTGGAAAGAAACGTGGTAATTGTTAAAATTTTTTTAATTAGTAATATTATATATTACTAATTAAAGATGTATATTATGTATTATATTGATAAAATAAGAACAGTTATGGAAGATTTCATTTTTCAGTGTAAGAATTGTTTTTATAAAAAGACAGAAGAAGAAGAAGATATACAACGATTATTAGAGATAGAAAGGTTGTGGGGTTACTTTTAAAAAAGTAACATCAAAAAGGGCTCGCGCCTGCAATATCTACTATCATATAAATAGTAATAATTTATTTGCAGGCGCGAGCCCTGTTTTGATATTACTTTTTTAAAAGTAATAATAATAATTGAATATTTTTTTGTTTTAATATTTTTATAGATTGGTTTATAGATTGTACAATGAAATGGTTATTATTTACGAATATTGAGACGGATATTAAAAATAATATTACGCGAATGAGATGTTGTTTAACAGAATATAATTTTAATAGATTAGTATTTATAAAGGATTATAGCGTAAATAGTGAAAATACAATAAGTTTTATAGAAAGTGAAATAATAATGAATTTGAACAATAATGTAGCGTTAAAGGACAATGTATATTTAGTTTGTAATTTAAAATCATCTATAATTAATGATAACAAATTAGTAAGTAAAAAAATGACAATTTTAGAAAAACGTATTAAGGAAACAATAGATTTGTCAAGTTTTTGTATATTAATGGACACATATAGATTATATATAAATAATGATAATGTTGGTAAGTGTCTTTATACGGTTTATGGTATAGACAATTGTTTTAATTGTATAGATGACATAAAAAATGATATTACATTTTGAATTGATATTAAAAGTAATGATTAAAGTGATAATCTGTTACCGAAACCTAATTTTTGTATAATACTATATAGAATACTTTGTGCTAATGGTTCACTAAGTTTAATAAAATTTGTGAAAAGAATTTTTATTTTATGTTTTGGCGATACTGTTTTAGAAGCTAATAGGGTTGTTAATTGTTCAGTTGGTGATACAGCTGATTTGTTACTTGATATTTTATGTTCAAATGTTTTAAATTCGTCAAGTAATAATGGTGTGATATAACATATTTCATTTTGTTTAATAATGTTTTTATATTTATCAATTAAAAAAATTAGGAATGTGGTATTTTGTACGTTAAGTTGTCTATTAAGTTTACCGAATAATTCAAGTGGAATAGTGTCTGTATTTAAGAATAATAAATATGTGATAATATCTATATTAAATACAAAACCGTTCATATATTTATCACCGAGAATCAAAGTTTTGTCAATTCTATTGGATATTTCTTTTAGATTGACATCTGTTATTTTATTATCTAATTCTTGTATTTTATTTTTCAAGTTGTTTTGTTCAGTAACTAATTTATTAGTTATTTCATCAGCCTGTGATTTTTGAATAGAGTCTGTAATAAGTAGTGATATTTCTTTATGTTTTTTTTCTAATTGTTTTTTTTTGTTAATTAATTCTGTTGGGTTTTTTGATTCTAATAATATGCGGCTTTTAATTGATGCTTTACTTAGTGATTTAAATGTAGAATGTATATTTTTAAATATGTGATCAAGGAATTGTACTATATATATGACTTCTGGGTACATAGTAGGTATTGATGATTTAATTAAAGTAGATTTAGATTTAAATTTGTATATAGAGAAATCGTATAGATTTTGTAATTCGTTGTTATTAGCTAATTCAAGGGCGATTTTATACGAATCTTCGTATTCTACTGGATTATTAAATTTTTGTATAGTATTTTTTTCGAAGTGGAATTGAATGAGTGTTACTATTAAATTTTCAAAGGATTTATTAGATTCGAGTAATTTATTGCGTGTATTTTTTTCCAAAGTGCTAGTTTGACACATTAAGTTTTCAGAAGAACCTTTAATGATATTTTGAGACCATTGTACTAAATCACATTCGGTGTTTAAATATTCCGGGAGTTTATAGTATGTTTGAAATGATTTGATTAAGATGTCCATTAAAATAATACAAACATTTTTTATTTGTATAATAGTGAATTTTAATTATATTAATTATGTAAGATGATTTAAGAAATCACGTGAAATTAAGTGAAATTAAGTGAAATTAAGTGAAATTAAGTGAAATCACGTGAAATTAAGTGAAATTGAGTGGTATTAATAAAGACTAAATGAATAAATAAAAAATTGAAAAATAAAAGAAAATCTATATTTTTGTACTAGTTAAGATGTCTGCTTTGAATTTTTTGAACAAAACTTTTTCCAATATTACATTGGATAATAAAACGAACGATAAGAAAAATAATGAAAAAACAAATAAAAAAATGGATGAAAAAAATAATGAAAAAACAAATAAAAAAATGGATGAAAAAATGGATGAAAAAAATAATGAAAAAACAAATAAAAAAATGGATGAAAAAAAGGTTATTAAATTTAATCATGGTGTGATGATTAAATTGACGAAAGGTATTTACAAGGGTTATAATGGATATGTGTTAGAATATTATCCAGATACGGTTGATATAAAGTTTGAAAAAACTGCTCGTATTGTGAGATTGGAGAAACAGATGGTTGAAATAAGGGATAAAAAGGTTATTGTAAAACGTGGCGAATATAAGAATAGTATTGGTGAAATGATAGCAATAAACAAAGCAAGATTAAATATACATATTGATGCTTTAAATAAAAAAATTTCAAAACATATGGTGTCGAATAATGGTATTATGGAAGAAAGAAATGTATTAGTAAGTGATGTGTTTTATCATGATATAATGTTAAAGAATGGTACGATAATTAATGTTATAAAAATAACAGATGAGTTAATAAGTGGTTATGATAAAAAGAGTAATGTTGTGTCATTTAAGGAAAGTGATATAGCGAAGTATTTACCTGGTTTTAAAATAAATCAGAGAAAGGATGAGATAAAATCAGAATGCAATAATGAAGATATATTTATAAGTGATGAAATTATTGAAGAAGAAGAACAACAACAAGGTGACGAAGAAAAAGAAAAAGATGAAGTCGAGATTATGGGATATGAAACAAATATAGATAATGGAACAAATGAAGATCAAAACAAAGATGAAAATGAAAAACCTGATGAAATAGAATTTAAGGCATCGTTTAAGGATATGGAAAGATGCGAATTTGTTAGTCAAAAGTTATCAAAGGGTGAGACCGAAGTTATGAATAATATTGATAAGGTTATTAAGTTATTAAATTATCCGGATGATATAATTAATAGATATTCTTTAATGGAAAAGATAATAGATACAGTAAAGGTTATGAAAAGTGAATTACAAAAGATAAATATTAATAGTTGGAAGAAGTCTGATATGAAATATATAGTATTATATTTAATTATAGTAGAAATAATTAGAAAAAGAGAATCGTATATAGCATATAATACATTTACTAATCAGATAGACAAATTGTTTAAGATTGGATATTTTACAAAATCAGATATAATGGGTTCATGTTTTATGATAACAGAAAAAGACAATACTAATATTATGAATACGTGTTTTGGATTAATTGTGTTATCGGAGGATATTAGTAAAAAGATGAGAGAGTCGTATAAAAATTCAAACTATTTAGAAATTATTATAACAATGATAGAAAATTGTGGTAAGATTTTACAAGAATGGTATGGTAAAATTGATATAAAGGGATATAAAAAGGTAGATGTAAAAATATATAATGTAGCTGATGGAAAGAGAAATAAAGATTATCCAAAATATTTTTTGACAACAAATGATATATTGAGTGGTAATATTCCTAAGACAAGTAAAAAAATTGTTTGGGGTCCACAAAGTGAATATTTAGTAAATATTTGGAAAACGGAATTAAATAAGAAGATGATGTCATGTGATAACATTGAAAAGAAATCTATATATGAATATGTAATAAACAATTTTGATAATGCACCTTTTATGAGAGATTACACTCCATCTAATGAAACAGAAAAGGTTAAATATAAAGAATTGATGAAAACATTTGTGAAATTTGTTTATCAATTAAGAGAATACGTTGATGTGAAAAAATCTGAGAAAATGTGTAAATTAGATGAAATAAATAAACAGAAAGAAAAAATAAATAAGAAAAGAAGTGAAATGAGTGAATTAAGAGGATTAGAAGAAGATTTTGATAATATAGAATTAAAGGTATCGAATAAAAAGATAAAAATTTAAGAGTTACTTAATTATAACATTATATTATTTCATAATAATTAATATCAAAACATTACTTTTAAAAAAAGTAATATCAAAAAGGGCTCACGCCTGCAACCAAACTATTTAAATGTATATAGTAGTGTATATAGTAGTTTGGTTGCAGGCGTGAGCCCTTTTTGATATTAATTATTATGAAATAATATAATGTTTTTGATATTAATTATTATGAAATAATATAATGTTATAATTAAGTAATCTTAAATATTTTTTTATAGATATATTATAGTTATGTCATTTATAAAAAAAACAATTACAAGTGATGAAAAACAGATAATAGAAAAAATAAAGGGGATGAGTATAAATAAGAATGTAAGTTTTAAGCATTCTATTTATGGAATTGTTAAAAGTGGGAATTATAAAGGTAAGGAAGTTGAAATTAAAGAATATTATCCACCTAAATACGAAGTTATGGTAGATAAGAGGGGGTATATTAGTGTAGGTAAAACTATGAAACCTGGTGATAAAATAATGGATTGTGAAGTAATATCGGAAGTTGAACAGAATGGTGATATGTACAAGTATTTAGTATCATGTAAAAAGACAGTATTATTTTCAAAGAAAAATATAAAGATAAATGGAGATAAAGTAACTGTTTTAAAGGGTGAGATGAAAGGTGAAATAGGAAAGTTAGTTAATGAACATAAGGGGAAATTATTGGTTAATTTTGATGCAGAAGGTGCAAGGATAATGAGATTTATGGAAATAGATGATATATTTTATACAGATATATTATTGAAGTCTGGGAAATATTTTCAAGTAACACGTATAGAATTGGATAAAGAAAAAAAGTATAAAATATATGGTGAGGAGCTAGGTGGTACATCGAAAGTGGTATCAATGTCAGATATAAAGAAAATGATGCCAGGCATGGATATTATAGGTGATAAAAGGGTAGAAGATAAGATAGGTGAAGAAGTTGAATATGTAAGCGAAGATATAAGTGAAGATACAAACGAAGATACAAACGAAGATGCAAGTGACATGGACGAAGTTGAAATATATGATACAATAGAAGAAGCTAGACCATCATATAAAGATATGGAAAGAACAGAAATAATTACACAGCAATTAAATTTTATACAAAGGGGTTATTATGATATGATAAAAATGATATTGGATATAAATGGTGAATCTATAGATAATATAAATGCATATAATATAATAGATAATGTAGATGTTGTGGTAAATAAATTAAATAAGATGATAAAAGATAAAGGTATAAATTTTGATATATCTGGATCGAAAATAGATATGAAAATATTAATATCGTTATTAGTGGCATATGAAATACAAAGGGGTGAATTAATATTTGAGGGTTATCAAAATTATATAAAAAATTTATTTAATAGAAATTTTTTTTACACTATATTAGATGAATTAATGGTTTCATTTTTATTAAGAAAAGATAATACTATATTTAAATGTGATAATAAGGTATTAAGGGATTTTTACAAATCAAAACGGTATTATAATATAATAGAGAATATAATATTGTGTTTTAATGATGTATTGAGGGTAATATTAGATATACCTATGGATTTAAAGACGATGAAGTCATCTATAGTAAATATAGAAAAGGTTGAACGTATAGAAAAAGATAAAAAGAAGTTAATTACATTTGAAGATATTATAAGGGATCAAATTGTCATTGATGCGAAGAGGATATTGTGGAGTCCTGAAAGTGAGAAGATTGTAAATGATTTTAAGGATTTATTAATAAAGTCTTCTAAAACTGTAGAGGGTGAAATGAAGATGGAAGTAGATGTAAGTAGATTAGCGATATTGGAGGATAAGCGTGGATTATATAAATATGTGTATGATAATTTGGATATGGCGCCGATGGTATTATATAAAGTTGGTGGGAAATTAATGAATGTATTATCTGATAGGTTTCCAGGATTTGATATGGAATACAAGGAGTGTATGGGAAAGGTGATGTGCACTGATAGAATTATAAGGAAGTATTTGGAGATATTTTTTGATAAAAAGGGTAAGGTGAAAGTGGTAACAGATGAGGAGTATTTAGATATGAAGAGATATTATGAGTTAAGTCGTATATTTGATAGATTAATAAATAGAGTAAATGAAAAGGTAAAGAAACCAAAGGAAGAATCTAGAGAGAAAAAAATAAGGGAAAAAGAGTTAGAAAAACAGCGTATATTAGAAAGTAGGAAAAGGGTAATAAAGAAGATAGAAGGGGTAGATGAATTACTAGAAAATTTTGAAGAAGTAACAATAAGTTCAGATAGAGGTATGAAAAAGATAAAGATTTAAATTTAAATGTTATTTTTATTATTTTTTTATAAATAATATAAATAAATGATAAAATATATAGGTGTATTATTGTTAGGTGTATATATAGGTCAAGAATATGGAAATGATATACCTAATGTAAATAAAAAGGCAAAAGAACTAACTGTGATATTAAAGAATACGGAAATATATAATATGTTATCCAGGGATTTAAATAAGATATCAGATGAAAAAGAAACGGGTAAAAAAGGATGGTTTTAAATATTACTTTTTTAAATAATGTAATAAAAAAAAATATTGTTATAATAATAATAATAATGAGAAGTCCTGTGAAGAGTCCTTTGGATCGTAATAAGAGTATTTTAGCAATACGAAATATTGAGGACAAGATAGTATATGATATAAATGCATTAAAAAATAATAATAATATAGATTTTGATATATTTTTCAAATATTTATTTAGGGATTGTTGTGGGTGTTTAGATAAAGAGTGTAATATAGCAGAATTAAGTGATACAAATGTAAACAATATAATGAAAAGATATAGTGGCAGTAAAAGTGAAAGTGAAAGTAAATTATTAGAAATATTAGATGCTGAAACAAAGGTGGAATGTAATAAAATAAGGGTAGATGTTGGTGATATTCTAAAAAGGGTATACCTTAATATAAGAGGTACATATAAAAGTAAAATAGCATTGGTGGTTAAATTTATAGAATTATTTAAAAAATCTGGATTGATAAGGAAGAATTTAGATATGTATTTTTTATTGAGTAGTAATATGAGATTTAAATGGAATAATATAAAGAGATTAACATTAAAAGATATAAATGATTTTAAAGAAGAAAGAGGTGAAATATTTAATGAATTGGTAAATAAATATGTTATAGGTGTTACGTTAACAGTAGAACAAGAATTATTAATGATAAAGTCGTTATTTTGGTATTTTAGAAAGGTGGTGGTTGATTCTATAGTGAGTGATATAATAAGATTAGAGAATTTAAATATAAAAGCGATGAGTGTAGGATCGACAAAATTAACATCAGATTATGATATAACATTAGATGGTACATATAAGGATAATAGTAGAGTAATAAGGAGGTTTGATAGATTAATAGAAATATTATTTATGGATGATTCAGAGAGTGTTTTTGATACAAATATATATGGTGTGTCGTTTGTTAAAGACAAAACTAGAGATGCTGGAGTTGAAGAAGATGATGATATGAATAAAATGGTTAATGAGGCGTTTAATAAGGAACATGAACAGTGTGGTAAGTTTAATTATATTTTATCTGAAGATAAGGATTTTATAATATCACAACACATATGGGCATTTGTAAAATTATTATTAAGATTAAATAAGATACAGGAGCAGGATGAGGAGTTATACGGGTTGTGTTTAGGTGAATTATCAAATAATTTAGGGGAGAATTTATATTATTTATCTGCAGTGGCATTTATAAACAAGTATGAATCGGATGTGAATAATTATCAGATGACAGTGGATGATGGTAGCAGATTTTTAGGTAAAGGAGTGGATGATGATAGTAAATATTTAGTAAGTAATTTTATAAGTTATGTGAATTATAATGGATCAGAAACATATTTAACAAACGGTGCGTTTTTAGATGTAGTGGTAAATAATCAAATGTGTAAAAAGGATAAATCTAACATGATAAAGTTAGATTTAAATAGTTATTTGGATTCTTTTATAGAGAATTTATCTGATTTAATAACGCATTATCACAAAGTGAAATATTTAGATAGGGCTAGTGATGCATTTGATAAGATGTTAGAAATCTCTGGATTTGATACAAAGGTATCGTGTGATATTTCATTAAAAAAAATAGGTGGAAAGTTAAAGTGTGATAATATGAATTTGGGTGAATATATAAAAAGTATATTAAAAATGATTAAAAATTTACAGACGGAGTGTTCTGAAGATATATTAGAATGTCAATCGTTTATAATGATGTATTATATATTATATTGTATTATATTAGTATTTAAAAGGTACGCAGAATGGTCGAATATATCAAAAGAAGAATTAATGAATGGTATAAAAAGATTTGAGAAATTGGATTTTAAGAATTTTAATGTACCAGTGCCTATAGAGAGTAAAATAGGGGAAATATTTAATAAATAATTTTAGAAGACATAAAAATTGTCTATACAATGAGTAAATATATATTTTATATTTACTCGGACAATTTTTATGTCTTAATAAGAGAAAAGAAAAATGTGTTTAGCGCAGATTATAACAAGGATTTATTTATATATATTTATTATAAAAATATATATATATATTATATAAAATGGATAGTACAATAATATTATTGATTACATTTGTTTGTTGTGTTTGTATATCAATTAGTATTGGAATCTTTTTCAGTACAACAACAATTGCTCCAACAACAACAACTAGGGCTCCAACTACAACAACATTTGCCCCAACTACAACAACATTTGCTCCAACAACAACAACATTTGCCCCAACTACAACAACAATTGCTCCAACTACAACAACATTTGCTCCAACAACAACTAGGGCACCAACAACAACAACTAGGGCACCTGTACCAATTACAACTACTATAGAATGTAGATTTAATGCTATAAAATATGCAAATATGTATCCAGACTTATATGATATTTTTGGTCATGATGAAGGTAAGTTGAAGAAACATTATAGAGAATGGGGTAGTAGTGAAAAAAGATCTCCTTGTGGTATTCCTAATTGTATATTTGATTATAAGGAGTATCTAAATTATAATAAGGATGTCAAAGATGCAGGACGCACTACAGAAGAACTGGCGTTGAAACATTATAAAGAGGATGGTATTAATGAAAATCGTTTGATAAGAAAATGTTAATAAAATAATATATATATATATATATATATATTATATAAAATGGATAGAACAATAATAATATTATTGATTGCATGTGTTTGTTGTGTTTGTATATCAATTAGTATTGGAGGAGGAATTGCTTTATCTATACCGACTAAAAAAGCAGAAGCAGAAGCAGAACCAGAAGAAGAGGAGACTACAACAATACCTGTACCAACTACAACTACAACAACTACAACAAAAGCACCAACGACAACACCATATACCGGCTGTTGGAATTGTTATTTAATTAGTAATAAAACAAGACAAGATTCTTGGAATGATGCTGGAAACGGTGGAGGTTTGTGTGGATATTCGCAAAATGATGCTTCAAATACATGTAATGCATGGATATCAAATTGTGGAAATATGGGTGGATGTACAGCTTATAAAGTAGGGCAAACACCAAGTTAAGTTTATTTAGATAGATTCACGTCTTTCAATTATATTTAATAATTGAAAAATAAAAAATATATATTATAATAATGAATAAAATACCAAAAGACATATATTATAATATATTTACAGAATTAAGTTTAGGAGATATAATTCAATTATGTAATACAAATAAAAAGTTTAAGAATTTTTGTTTACAAAATCAAAAGTTTATAGCAAAAATAAAAATTAAAGCAGTTAAAAAGTTATTAAAAGATGATGAAGATAAAATACGTGATTTTGCATATAAAAATAAAATGGGTTTTGACAAGATATCAAAAAAACGTGCATTAGAATCATATACATTTGTTAGTATTATAGATAAATTTACAGTGGATTTATTGTATCTTATAAATAAAAATTTATTAGATGAAGCGTATACATTAATAGATTTAACAGATAATATACCAGAACCTTCTTTATATATATTTTCTAATAAAATTACGGAAAAAATTCCTAAAAAGATAGTAGAAATGTATATGAAAAAATTACCGCCAATTTTAGAATTATTTGGATATGATAATGAGGATGATTTTTTGGAAGATAATCCAATAGATAGATTTACAAATAAAAATGTACAAATATATATATCAGATAATTATTGGAAAAAATAATTTACATTATTTATAAGTTTTTAATAACAAGTGTAACAGCATAATCATTATAATTAATTGCTTCTATATTAATATTATAGTTTTTTAGAATATCTATTATAAAATTTTCTTTAGAATCTTCAACAATACTTTGATTATCTCTCAAAAAATCCTTAATAACTTCTTTCAAATCATATACAACCTGTGATGAATATTCATCTTCTATTAAAATGTATGCTATTAATAAATTTTGTTTAACTTCATTCATACATATATTTAATTAATTAATTTTAAATATATTTAATTATAAAGACGTAAAACAAAATGACGCACACGACTACGTCGTGGCTCTGCGCGCGGTTATGTTTCAAAATATTAAAATGAAACCATAAAAATATAAATTATCTTAGATATCTTATTTCTTTTTTAATGATACTTAAAATTTTATCATTACCAATTTGCTCTTTAACAGTTTCTTCATATTTTTCTTGAATACTTGTATTTTTCCATTTACCATTTTCGAAAAGAATTCTTGGTACATAAGTAACATTAATGTATCTTGCATATTTTTTTTCGTATTTATCATTATATTCCTGATAATCAAAAGAATCATCACTATCAATTGAGTCATCAATATAATATAAAAAATAGCATTTTTCTCTATCTAACTCAAGTGGCGTAATTATTTCTTCATTATTACAATTGATATGACTAATTTCTAATTGTTTAACAATATAATAGTCGCAACCCATATTCTGTTTATTAAAATTTTTTACAAATCAATTTTATATTTCTTTGATAACAATAGCTACACATATTCTTTTTAAAAATTTCACATTTTATACAATATAGTTCTAAACAATTATTACATTCATTTAGATTATGTTTTCTATTGCATATGTCACAATAATTATAATCATTTGGGTGCAAAATATTTTTTAATGTGATTGTCATTAACATATATTATAACATTTTATTTTTAAATTACAAAATTATTGGGAAATAAAACAGAATACCGAATCCTTTTGGAATCTTTACAAATCCATTTAATTACATATAATAAAAAACCTAACCATAAATATCAAATAATCATAATTATAACAAAAACGAAACCATAAATACAAAATCCTTATCGAATCTTTGTAAATCTAAATTATAATAGTGATTTTAACAAAAATTTT